AAGCGCGCAAGAGGGGGTCCGACAAAACCCCCCCCCCGCGGGGGGGGCGTACGCCAGGGTAGCTCAGTCGGACAGAGCGCGTACTAATGCGTGTCTTGTTGAGACGCTTACAGCAACTTTCTATGGACTGTTAATCCCGTGGTCGTGGGTTCGAGTCCCACCCCTGGCACAAGCAGAAGCCGTCCCTGCTAATGGGCGGATAGGCATAGGGCTTTGGGATCGTTTATGTCTATGCTGACGGTAAACGCCAGATATTCAACCCAAATATCTTGAACTGGGTTGTGACGGCTCGGAAAGACGAGCTTCATGCGGCAGTGGTGAAGTGGTCAACACAGCAGCCCTATTATAATGCGAAACGAGGAGTTCCGCTAACAGCAATGTTCAAGGAAGCCAAGCTGCCATTCGTAGGTTCGAGTCCTACCTGCCGCTCCATTTCTCTGGGCATAAACAGCAACAGTAAATAAAAAGTGTGTCCTGGGTATCTCAATATAGGAGGTAAGAGATAATGAGTAACTTTATGGATGGGATCAAGAGCACGCTGAATAACGAGTGCAATGTCTCTGTCACCGAGAACGGTGCAGTCGGCTTCCGCACTACCGGCAAGGCTCTCCTGGATCTCAATTTCGCTGTGGCATCTCTCCGTAGCGCCAGCGAGCACGACATCTCTCAGCGCTTCACTAAGGCGTTCTTCGAGGACAAGTTGATGGCAATGAAATGGCTCTTTTATGCTCGTGATGTCCGTGGTGGCCTGGGTGAGCGCCGGCTGTTCCGTGCCTGCATGGTGCCTCTGGCGAAGGAGTTTCCCGAGTACGTCGCCCCTGTGGTGGCACTGGTACCTGAGTACGGTCGTTGGGACGATCTGTGGTGTCTGCTGGATACGCCTGCGTGTGACTGCGTGACCGGGCTGGTCAAAGGACAGCTTTATGACGACACCCAAAATGCGGCAGAGGGCAAGCCTATTTCTCTTCTGGCAAAGTGGATGCCTCGCTGTAAGACTTCTTCCAAGCAGACCCGGCATTATGCCCAGATCTTGCGGAAGGCTGTCGGCATGACCGAGCGCCAGTATCAGCATACCCTCGCCAATCTCTCCCGTTACCTGCTTGTTGTGGAGCAGCAGATGACCGCCAAGCAGTGGGAGGAAATCGACTATCAGCGTGTCCCCTCTCGTGCCAACCTGCAGTACAACAGCGCTTTCCTCCGTCACGACGAGGATCGCCGACGTGCATTCCTGGGTGCTGTGGAGAAAGGCGAGGCCAAGATCAACGCTTCTGTCCTCTTCCCGCATGACATCGTACATCGGTACGGTTATGCCGACAGCACCGACGCCAATCTGGAAGTGCTGTGGAAGAACCTCCCCGATACGGTGCAGGGCTGTGGTAACACCATCGTGGTGGCCGACGGTTCTGGTAGTATGAGAGTGAGAGTCGGCAACACTGATGTGTCTGCGCTGGAAGTAGCAAACTCTCTGGCGATCTACTTCGCCGAGCGTTCTTCTGGTCAGTTCAAGGATCAGTACATCACCTTCTCTGAACATCCTCAGCTGGTCGATTTGAGCAGAGGCAAGAACCTTCGTGAGAAACTGCGGATCGCGGCTACCCATAACGAGGTTGCCAACACCAACATCGAGGCCGTATTCGACCTGATCCTCACTACGGCGATCAACAAGCACATGGATCAGAGCGATCTTCCCGCGAACATCCTTATCATCTCTGATATGGAGTTCGATGGTTGTGCAACCGCCGGCGCAATCTCCCATGATAGGTGGGGATATAGCAGACGGGTCGCACCTACTCCCCGCCTGTTTGAGGTAATCGCCCAGCGGTATGCGGAAGCCGGGTATCAGATTCCTCGTCTGGTATTCTGGAATGTCAACTCCCGTAGCGGCACCATTCCTGTTAAGGAGAACAATCTGGGCGTTGCGTTGGTCAGCGGTTTCTCCCCCAATATCGCCAAGATGGTGATGAGCGGCCAGACTGATCCTTATGACTGCCTGTTGGAGGCCATCAACGCGGAGCGGTATCAGCAGGTGGACGATGCCCTTCGTCCTATTATCTCCGCATAAGCAACAAAGTAAACCATTAAGGAGTGAAATACGTGGTATATCTCGACAATGCTGCCAATGCTCCGGTTTTCCCGGAGGTTCTGGAAGCTATGCTCCCTTGGCTCCGACCCGATCATGTAGGCAACCCCGGAAGCCTCCATACCCAAGGTGTCAAAGCTCGTGAAGCTGTTGAAAATGCCCGCCGCCAGGTCGCCAAAATGATTGGTGCCGATCCCTCAGAGGTGTTCTTTACCTCTGGTGGCACAGAGTCGAACAATGCGTGGTTGCAAAACTTTGGCGGCGACTTGATTTTAACAACTGCTCTGGAACACGATTCGGTTCTGGAACCTATGTCTGCGCACTGTCATCGCCATTATATCAAAGTCCACAAAGATGGTAGCGTAGACCTAAATGATCTGGAACGTTTTTTATCGGATGCCCATACTGCTGAGTCTAACTATTTACCTCGTGATGGACGTTCGACGGCTGTTTCTATCATGTGGGTAAATAATGAGCTGGGCACTGTCAATCCTATGAAAGAAATCGGAACCCTTTGCAAAAGGTATCATGCCGTATTCCATGCCGATGCTGTACAGGCGGCAGGCCATGTAAATATGAACGTGAAGGACTGCGGAATTGACTTCTGCTCTATGTCCGGTCATAAGTTCGGTGCTCCTCTGGGTGTTGGTGTGCTTTATATCGGCAATTCTATCCGCAAATCCCCGTGGATTATCGGTGGAGGCCAGGAAAACGGAATGCGTGGTGGTACTGAGAACGTTCCGGGAATTGTAGGAATCGGCAAAGCAGCAGAAATCGTTACTGAACGCCTCCAGAACTGGAAGCTACGGTGGAGATTGCTCAGAGATACATTCTTAACTGATTTGGGGTTAAGAATGCCTGGGGAGTTCTATATCAACGGTGATAGCGAGAACTATTCTTCTAACATCATCAGCCTGACCATCCCTGGCGTCAACAGCGAATCTCTGCTTCTTCTGTTGGATCAGTTGGATATCTACCTTTCTGCTGGTTCTGCGTGTAGTGCTGCCAGTGCTAAATCCTCCCACGTTTTGCGTGGCATTGGAATGTCTAATGAAGATGCGGCCTGCACTGTGCGTATCTCAATGGGGTTCGATACCACTGTTGATGATATGCGAGAAGCAGCAGAGACTATTGCGGAGGTCTCTTATAAGCTGAAATCTATGTATTCTTAATTAGAAACAAAGTAAATTAACGAGGAGTGAATATAATGTACTGTGCCTATGTTACCAGGATTCACAATCTGAGGAAGCATACCAATGCCGACCGGCTGCTCTGTGGCGAATGTTTCGGTAATACGGTGATTGTGGATCTCGGTGCCGACCCTGATCAGCTGGGCGTGTACTTCCCTACCGATGGCAAACTCGGTTTGGAGTTCGCACAGAAGAATGACTTGTTGCGACGCAAGGATGAGAACGGCGCTCCGGCTGGCGGATACCTTGACCCGGAGAAGCGGAATATTAAGGCTCTCAAGCTCCGGGGCGAGAAGAGCGACGGTCTGTTCCTCCCTCTCTCCTGTTTGGCTTCTTTTACCGACATCAAGAAGCTCCAAGAGGGCGATACGATCTCTGTATTGAACGGTATCACTATCTGCGAGAAGTACGTACCCGCCGTCAAACGCGCCTCCGGTAGTGGGGGGGGTGGCAATCATGTTCGTAAGCGTTCTGATCCTATCTCCCCGCTCTTCCAAGAACACGCTGACACGGAGCAGTTGGCCTACAACCTCTCCGCATTCCATGCTGGGGATCTGGTAGAAGTTACCCTGAAAATGCACGGAACTTCTCAGCGTACCGGCTATCTGCCTGTGTTGCAGGGCTATAAATATCGGAACCGTATGGAAAAGCGGCTCTATGAGAGTCGTAAGACCCCGAATGTGATTCGTTCCAAAATCAAGCGGGCACCCATCTATGATTGGGGCTATGTTACCGGAACCCGCCGCGTGGTTCTGGATACCTTCGATGAGGGAGGCTTCTACGGTAATAACGCTTTCCGCGAAAAACACGCCAACGTCTTTGAAGGAAAGCTCCACAAGGGAGAGACGGTCTACTACGAGGTTGTTGGCTTCACTGACGATGGTACGCCCATCATGAATCCCGGAAACAACTCTAAGCTGAACGACAAGGAGTTTACCAAACAGTACGGTAAAACCACCACATTCAGCTATGGCTGCGCTCCCGATGGTAAGGAACATCCCAAGTCCGATCTTTTCGTTTACCGCATGACAATGACCAACGAAGACGGTGATGTGGTGGAATATCCGCCCGACTTTATGCGCTATCGTTGCGAACAGATGGGCGTCAAATGCGTCCAAGTGTTCTGCCGCACTATCATCCCGGACTTCTACCAGCTCCCCGACGATGTTGGATCTCCGCAGGCAGTGAACGCCGGTGAGTATGTGAAGAAGCTGGCTGAGAATTTCTACGACGGCCCCGATCCTGTCGGTCATACCCATGTTCGGGAAGGTGTCGTGTGCCGCATTGTCAACCGTCCCAAGTTCGCCGCCTATAAGCATAAAAACTTTGCGTTCAAGGCGCTGGAGGGGCTGATCAAAGACACCGCCGCCGCGCCTGATATGGAAGAAGCTCAGGATGTCGGAGAACAGAATGGATGAAAAAGTCGTTCTTGACTTTATCAACAACTTCAAAGCTGGGCAGATATGGAGCGGTTCGACTCAAGCCTATACCGGAGAATGATCCAGGATTGTATCAAAAAGGAGCGATATGACGATGACGACTTTGATCCAGAATGAGCAGAAGCGCCAGAAGATTATGGCGCGGATGCGGGAACATCTGGTGCCCGTCTTGGAACATTGCAGGGGAGGCTGGGTTGGCCTCTTCCTGCAAGGTTCTCAGAATTATAACCTTGACTATGAGGGTAGCGATATTGACACCAAGGCAATCATGTTGCCCAGCTTTTCCGATTTCGTGTTGAACGCCAAACCTCTCAGCACTACCCACATTATGGAGAATAACGAACACGTGGATTTCAAAGACATCCGCCTCATGTTTGACTGTATCAAGAAGCAGAATATCAACTTTGTTGAGATCCTGTTCACCCCTTACTCCATTATCAACCCGGAGTATGCCGATCTTTTCCAGCCTGTTCTGGACGCTCGTGAAGAGATTGCCCGATACAACAACTACGCCGGGATGAACTGCATTATGGGTATGGCTCTGGAAAAGCAAAAGGCAATGGAGCACCCCTACCCTGCCACAATGGACAAGATTGAGGCATTTGGGTATGACCCGAAGCAGCTTCACCATGCTCTGCGGCTGCGGGAGTTTATGACCCGTTACGAAGCCGGCGAGCCTTACGCTGACTGTCTTATCAGTAACCAGTGTGATTATCTCAAAGAGGTGAAGCGCGGTTGCTACTCTTTGAAAGAAGCACGGGCACTGATGAGCACTGCAATTCAATCTATGACCGAAGACAAAAAGCGCTATATGGATACGGTATCTGTTTCGATCAACCAGCACGCCAATGAGGTACTGCAAAAGGCTACCGTTGAAATTCTCAAACGATCCTTCTTAAAGGAAATCCAAGGAGGAGAATGAGATGCCGATGTTTTACATGATGGTTGGCCTCCCTGGTAGCGGGAAGTCATTCACTGCCGAAAGCATCCCTAACGCCGTCGTCCACTCCAGCGATGCGATCCGTGCCGAAGTTCTTGGTGACGAGAACGACCAAACCCAACAGGACTTGGTTTTCCAAACCCTTCACAAAAGGGTTTTGCAGGATCTGGTGGATGGCAAGGATGTGGTGTACGACGCAACCAATATCAACTACAAGCGCCGTATCGGATTCCTTAATCGTGTCCGAGCGCTCCACAAACATGATTTGCGTACAGTATGTCTTTTCATGGCGACGCCCTATGAGGTGTGTTTGGAGTGCAACAATAATCGGGAACGTTCTGTCCCGGAGTCTGTAATCCAAAAGATGTACTTCAAATTCGATGTTCCCATGATGGCAGAGGGTTGGGATGAAATCAGGATCGTGGGTGACGAAGATCGCCACGACCAGATTGATACCCTTATGTTTCGTCTCTCCAAGCTGGAACATGATAACCCGCACCATGAGTACACGGTTGGTCAGCACTCTATGACGGCATGGCAGTATCTGATCAGCCACTATAAAGGTGCCGATGCTGCTCTGCTCCGCGCCACGCTGTTGCACGATATTGGCAAAGAAAAGACTAAAGTATTTCATGACATCAAAGGCAACCCCACTGAGATCGCCCACTTCTATCATCATGAGCGTGTAGGAGCTTATGACAGCTTCTGCTATACCGGCGATCTCAGTCCTAACCAGCGCCTTACTGTGGCGCTGCTGATCCGCTGGCATATGTGGCCGTATGCGGTTGAAAAGTCAGATAATCCGAGTAAGACGGTTAGCAAAATCAAACGTCTGCTTGGTAATGATATCTGGAACCAGGTCATGGTGTTGAACGCCTGTGACCGCAATGCACACTGAATAGGAGGAAATAACTATGATTCCCGACATGATCCACACTCCCTACATCGCTCCCCGCATCTCTGTTATGGCACCCCCCCCGGTAACTGCTGAACGGTTCGTTGATGAGCTTCTGAGCGGCCTGTGTATGCCGGACGGCGGCTTTGTTGCCCATCTCGCTCCCAGCGGAGATCCTTTCTCCAACGGTTGGAATGCGGCAATGAAGCTCCAAGCCAGTCAGCCTACTTCTCGCTGTTTGCCGATGCCCGTCAATGTAATCTTTCACACCCCGGCTACCATCGTGTTCTGGGATGACGGTGATAAGACGGTTGTGAAGTGCCAGCCCGGTGATACATTCAGCGCCGAAGCCGGCCTGACTGCTGCCATGCTGAAGAAGTACATGGGCAACGACAATACTTTCAACAAGGTCATCAACGAGTGGCTGGCTCGTGCCAGCTATGCCAGCGCCCCTGCTCTGCCGGAGGCCACAGAGTAACCAATGGACGGTATCATCCTACTGCTTTTGGCTCTGGTGCTGATTTATACGGTAGGATCGGGCGGCGATGACGACAATCATTGGAACCGGGGAGGTGGGTGCTTTGCATAGCAGAGAAGAGTTGGAAGAGATGCAGCGCCTGCCTCTCCAACGCAAAATCCAGATCACTACTGCTCGTATCATCGAGTGGTATCAGCACTACGATGGAAAGGTCTATGTGGCATTTAGCGGTGGTAAGGATTCTACCGTACTACTCGATATTGTGCGGCGGATCTACCCCGATGTGCCTGCTGTTTTCTCTGATACCGGGCTTGAGTTCCCGGAGGTCAGAGAATTTGTTAAGAGCTGTGAAAACGTTACGATTGTCCGGCCTGAGATGAACTTCCGTAAAGTCATTGAGGTGTACGGATATCCCGTTATCTCGAAGCGTGTAGCTGACACTGTGGAATATGGGCATAAGCCAGGTTCTTTCAGATGGAAAGAGCTGCATGGAGAGATTATGCGGAGCAACGGAACGCCGTCAGAGTTCAACTGTGAAAAATGGTGTTATCTGTTGGATGCCCCATTCAAGGTTTCTTCTCGGTGCTGTACTGTCATGAAGAAGCGGCCTATGAAGAAATACTCCAAGGAAACTGGTCGAGTACCTATTATTGCAACTATGGCAAACGAGAGCAGATCTCGGCGTGCCACATGGTTGCGTATGGGATGTAATGCTTTTTCCGGTAAGAAGCCCAGCTCCCAACCCATGTCTTTTTGGACTGAGGAAGATGTGCTGGAATACCTCTATACCTATCAAGTCCCCTACGCTTCAGTTTATGGCGAGATCGTCAGAACTGATGGGGGGGGTGGACGACGACAGGCGAAAAGCGTACTGGCTGTGTCTTTTGTGCCTTTGGCGCTCACCTTGAAAAAGCTCCAAACCGTTTCCAGCGTCTAAAAATCACGCACCCAAAGCTCTGGGATTACTGCATGAGGCCGTGGGAAGAACATGGTTTGGGTATGCGGCAAGTCCTTGAGTATATTGGTATTCCGGTAGAATAATACAAAAAAAGGAGCGCCTTATGATTGATGTAATGGAAAACATCAAAAAACTCTCCGCCGCTTTGGATGCGGAAACTGCAAGCCTACATCCTTCCGGCAAGCTGCTTCTGCTTGGTTCTCAGGATAGCGTGTTCCTGAAAGCCATCAAGCGTAAGGCAGACCAGCTTGGTATCAACTGTGATCATACGTCCAACCCTCTCCCTCCCTATCGAGGGATTGTTGTGGATAGTGAAACAGTGTCGTTCAACTCTATTCTCGATCCTGATGTGGATATTGACCACTCTTATTCTCCCGGAATGTCGGCGGTCTCTCAAGCAGTCATGGATTTGCTAATTGAGTCTGGATTGGTATGGGAGAAGGATATTACCATCGTAGGCCGAGGGCACGCCGTTAAAGAACTGGCGAAGTATTTGGACTTTAACAACGCGACGGTTACGGTAGCACATTCCAAAACAAAAAGCCTGTTGCAAGCTACGCAGAACCGGGATGTGGTGATTTACGCAACTCCGATTATCACGCAGGATATTTCCTACAATACCCGCGATCTGGTTATTGACCTGGGAAACAGCGTCCCGCATCCTGACCGGCTTAATTGCCCCTATGTAAATCGGATCGGACAGCTTACCGTAAGTATATTGCTAAACCGTTTTGCAAAGAAGGAGTCGGTATGGATCTGAAATTCAACACAGTATATTTTACCCAAAAACCTATTCCGCTGCCCCATGCGATTTTTAAGGGCGGCGAAAATAATTCAAATTTAGAAAGGAGCTAATACCAAACCCGGTAAACCGGGTTTCTACAAGATTGATAAGTGTAGAGTAAAGCCGTCTGTTACAGCGTGAAAGCCATCTGGCCGGTAGCAAGGGAGGATTAGACGGTTGACCTCAGCCGAGATGGTTGTGGTCGGTATGAAGCACATCGTTTGTTTTTCTGGCGGTCATTCCTCTGCGATTGCCGCCGTGGAAGTAGTTAGAAAGTTCGGAGCAGAGGACACGATCTTGCTCAATCATGATTTGTGTCCTCGAACCGAAGACGCTGATATCAAGCGTTTCAAAAAACAGGTTTCGGATTATCTGGGCGTTCCCATTACTTACGCCAATATGCCCGGATGGGATGTTAAGGATCAGTTCGACGTGTGTATGGAAATCAAGGCGTTTAAGGCTGGCGCTCAGTCCACCGCCTTTTGCACCAACAGACTGAAAACCGAACCTTTTCATAAATGGCTGTCCGAGCACTATCCCGCAAATCCTCCCGAAGTAAGGGACGATATCTCATTAGTCTATGGCTTTGACGCCAATGAACAGCATCGTATTCGGCGCAGAGTTGGCATTATGGCCGCGATGGGGTACCAAACAGAATATCCTTTGACATGGGAGGTACGTACTATCCATGACATCGAGGAGGTTGGGATCGAGCGTCCGAAGACCTACAGCATTTTCAATCATGCAAATTGTACCGGGTGTTTGAAAGCCGGCAAACAACATTGGTTTGTTGTTTATTGCCTCTATCCTAAAATATGGGAAAAGGCGAAGCTGGCCGAAGACACAATCGGGTACAGTATCCTCAAACAAGGCTATCTTTCAGACTTTGAGGCGGAATTTGCCAAGCTCAAAGAAAAGGCGTTGCCGCCCACTGAAAAAGCCAAACCTCAAACATTTTGGGCCGCTGCACGAAAGCTCATCAGGGACGACGATGATCTGCCGTGCGAGTGCTCATTTTAAGGAGTTGTTTAAGTATGGAACGACGATTTTTTAATAGGCGGTGAGAAAATGGAAGAGCGTACTTATTTGAGCGGCACCAGTTTGGCCGGTATGTCCCCTACCCGCTCTCGTGTGGAGAACGACTACTATGCTACCCCGTTCGAGGCGACAGAAGCCATCCTTAGCCGAGAAGAGCTGCACGGCTCCATTTTGGAGCCTGCGGCTGGTGAAGGGCATATCAGTAAGGTACTTCGGGAACATTATCCCAACAGTCAAATTATCTCTACTGATCTGGTTCAGAGAGATGATAGGTTCGGATGTGGTATTGTTGGCGGGGTGGATTTCCTCACTGAGAACTATCCCGAAAAATTCAACAACGTCATCACGAACCCTCCGTTCTCTTTGGCGAAAGAGTTCGCTGAGAAAGCTCTGGAGGTATCCACTGGCAAGGTGATCCTGTTCGCCAAGATCTAGTTTCTCGAAGGACGGCAACGTAAGGATTTCTTTGCCACCCACCCTCCGAAAGCCGTGTATGTATTTTCAAAACGTGTCAATCCTTTGAGAAACGGATTGGAAGTTGACGAAAATGGTAAGCCCTGGTCAAGTACCATGTGCTTCGCTTGGTTCGTATGGGAGCATGGCTATACCGGCGAACCTTGCATTCGTTGGATTTAATTTGCAACAAAGTAAATCAAGAGGTGCAGCTATGAAGATGGATAAGGTTGCCGGCAGTGGCAACGACGAGTTCTATACACCGGAGTATGCGATTGCCCCGTTGTACAAGTATCTTCCACCCCCCCCGTGACAATTTGGTGTCCGTTTGACACTGAGGATAGTCTGTTTGTAAAGCTCTTTCGGCAACGCGGCTATACCGTTATCGCAACACATATTGCAAACGGTCAGGATTTTTTCGCTATTGCCCCACCGAAGTGTGACTACATCATCAGTAATCCTCCGTATTCCCTCAAAGGCGAAGTGTTTGAGCGGCTATTCCAGTTGAATATACCCTTTGCTATGTTGGTAGGGGTCGTCGGACTTTTCGAGAGTCAGAAACGCTTTAAGATGTTCCGTGAGTATGATTTTGAAATCATGTATCTCAATCGGCGTGTATCTTACTTTAAGAACTACGCCGACCAAAAGCCGTCTCTAAACCCGCCTTTCAGTAGTGTCTATGTATGCAAAGGAATGTTACCAAAGCAGATTATCTTTGAAGAAATTCAAAAAACCTCATAATAGCAACAAAGAAAATTATTGACTTTATGGAGACAGTATGATAGAATAAAAGCAGTTCGAGGGAGATTGTAAATCCCTCAACCTTCCGTTTAGCAACAAAGAAAACCAACAAAGGAGGAACTAATTTGGATTACCAAACTGCCCTTTTCTGCGAGTTCGATCGTTACGCCGCAGAAAGCTATTGCGCCGTTCATGGTGTTGATCCCACCCTTAACATCGGAGATATTACCAAAGCCGATGAGAAGGTTGTGCCGGATTTCAATGTCATGTTCGGTGGAAGTCCGTGTCAGGATTTCAGCATAGCAGGCAAACAGGGGGGGGCTGCATGGACTTGTAAGCATTGCGGCCACGTATATAATCCCCTGGAAGCTCACTATGATCAACGCGACCATTGCCCTAAGTGCGGATCAACTGAAATCGAGAAGACCCGCTCTTCCTTACTGGTCGAATGGCTGCGTTTCCTAAGAGAAAAGAAGCCTCGCTTCGCTATCTACGAGAACGTTAAAAATATTACCGGTTCTCGCTTCTATGCCACTTTTAACCTCTTTGTCAAAGAGCTGGAAGACTACGGTTACAACGTCTACTGGCAGGTTCTGAATGCAAAACACTACGGAATCCCCCAGAATCGTGAGCGTGTTTACTGTGTCATCATTCGTAAGGATTTAGATAATGGGAAGTTTAAGTTCCCGTCTCCTATCCCTTTGAAAAAAGCGCTGGTAGATATGCTGGAGGATAAGGTTGACGAGCGATACTACCTGCCTGATGACAAGGTAGCTGCCATGATAACCCCCCCCCGTTCAGACAAATCAGTAACACCGTCCGCACCAGCGGAAGAGGTTCCACAGACCACCACTGCTGGGACTTGCTCACTTGCCGGTGTGAAGCTGAGTAAGAAAGGCACCCAGTTTGAAGGATACTGTGAGACGGCCTTGACTTTGCTGGCCCGTGACTATAAGGGCTTTGGAAATCAGCAAATGACAGGAGTTATGGAGCAACATGGTACAAAAGAAAATTCTGAGATATGAACGGACTCCTTATGCTAAACAAATTCGTAAGGATTATGAGCGTGGAATTGTGAAAGAACGGCGATGTAATATGCGTCAGTATTCAGTCAGAACCGATGACTGTACCAATACTATCTCAACCGTTCAGAAAGACAATTATCTTTTGGAGTGGAATGATGAAAGGGCATAATACGATTATCCCCGCTGCAATTCGTGGAAGATATGTGGGGGGTAAGATAATACAGCGTTTGGAAGTTCGCCCTAATATGTGTACCAACACTTTGACGGGTGTTCAAAAAGACAATGTATTGATTGAGATAGATGAAAGCGAGGAAGCTAATGTGAAAATCGTATGTGAGCGTCGATGCGATGAAGGTGTGCGTTTTTTCAAAGATAATGTCTGCGGCACTATTCGCACCATTGATGGGGGGGGGACAAGAGAGTGATTGAAAGTAATCCTATCAATCTTGGAAACGTAAATCCTTCTGGTCATGGAATGAACGGGAGTGTTTATGATTCTTGTGGGGTATGCCCTACCCTAACAACCAATAAGGGCGAAGGGACAAAAGTGAAAACACATTTCCGTGTCCGTAAACTTACACAAAAGGAATGCTGGCGCTTGATGGGCTTTTCTGACGAAGATTTCTACAAAGCTCAAGTAGCCATGAATCAGAATTTATACGGTGGAAAAGACCGTAGCGGTTCTCAGCTTTATAAACAAGCGGGAAATTCCATTGTGGTCGATGTGCTTTGTGCCATCATGAAAGAGTTATACGAAGCCATGCCCTACCTCTTTGATGATATAGCAGTTGGATCTTTCTTCTCCGGCATCGGCGCATTTGAAAAAGCACTGTCTACTTTTGATATTACCGATATTAGCGACAAAGTAAATTATTCTGATAAGAGTGATGAACTGAAGCAGCTCGGATATATCAATGATTACAATGGAGACGCCAATCGTGTATACGATGGCGAAACCATTGCACGTGCTTTGAAAGCCGAAGCGGGAGGGGGCGGAGCCAAGACTGGATGGTATGCTCTGAGAAGCCCGGAGGTTGACCATGGAGAAAGTCAGAATTAAGCAGGCCACCCAAAAAGGTTATATCGAGTGTGCTGTGGGGGGGGTAGCGGATTTATCTTACCCGTCCAGTAAAACTCGAAGAGGTCGAGTTCAGGAAGGTGGTTGGATTTGTCCAACTATCACTGCAACAGAAACCGGCATTTGTCGGATAGAAAGAGGTGATTCATATGAGCATTGCGTTGAGAAACCGCCGTGAAGCATATGACCAGATCGAACCGAAGCGTCCTAATCGTAAGGCTATGATTTTGGATATTCTGACCAGCGGTGATCCTGGCGGTATGACTGCTGATGAGATTGGCGAGAAGCTGGTCTCTGAGGGCAAAATCCCCACCAACAGTCCGAACTTCACACGGCCTCGTCTGACAGAGATGAAAGCCGAGGGCAAGGTTGTGATCGTCGGCAGACGTCCTGGCAAGTCTGGGTGCAATACGGCAGTCTGGAAGGTGAAGCGCTGATGTATGGTGAATACACCTGTCTGGACTGCGGCAAAACCTTTGACGATCCGAAGCGATGGGAAGAACGCCATGGGTTAGATTCTCCGCCCTATGAGGATTTCAGCGGTTGTCCTTACTGTGGCGGAGCTTATACCCGGACTATCCTTTGCGATGCCTGCGGAGAACCGATAGTCGGCGATTATGTCAAAATCCAAACAACTGGCGACTGCTATTGTGATGAATGCTTCATGATGAAGTCGCTGGGCGAAGATGATCCATGAGAAGAGGTCGTGAAATGAAAACTTCAGTCAAACGGCGTGCGAAAAACTGCATACGGGGAGCGGTTTTATTGGCCTGTTTCATTGCCGTCTGGTATGTGGCCTCATGCTTCACCCAACCGCTGTTTATCCCCGCCCCTGCTACCGTCTGGGAAGCAATCGTCGGGTTGGCAGAGACAGGCCAGTTGCAAAAAGGACTTACCTACTCTTTCCTGCGGATTACTGGTGCGTCTGCTCTTTCTATGCTGGTAGCAATTCCCCTCTCCCTTCTGATTTATGGCGTGAAACCTATCAAGGAAACTATCATGCCGGTTGTTTCCTTCCTGCGGTATGTTCCCGTAACCGCATTTTCTCCGCTCCTGATCCTATGGTTTGGGATTGGGGAGCAGATGAAAATTTCGTTCCTATTTATTGCAACGTTTGTCTACTTGCTGCCGTCGATCCTGCTTTGCTTTAACGACGTACCGCAAGATCTGATGGATACGGGCAAGACAATCGGAATGACCAGTTGGGAGACAATCAAAGAAATCCTGCTCCCCGCATCGCTCCCTTCAATATTCAGTACGCTCCTTATGATGTATGGCATTGGCTGGACATACTGCGCCGTGGTAGAGGCAACCAACGCTAAGTATGGCTTGGGCTTCATCATCAATGTAAGCTCCGCCAGAGGCCGTACCGCCGTGGTGTTCGGGGCAATCATCGTAATCATGTTGTTCAGCTTCGTTTTTGACAAGTTGGGGAACTTGCTGATCCGAAAGATATTCCAGTGGAGGTACTGCGATGATCAAGTTGAATGATCTGGCTATTGGGTACAACGGCGAAGCAATTCTGGAGCACATCGACCAGGAATTTGACGACGGTTTGATTTACGGTATTTTGGCGAAGTCTGGTGCCGGTAAGACGACCCTCCTCAAAACCATCTCTGGCCTTCTTCACCCTGTTCATGGTGAGGTTGTCATTGATGGCACTACCTATCGGAACGCCGACAAGAACCCTGTGTACATGATGCACCAGCGCTATTCCAATTTCGGATGGCTTTCCTGCACGGAGAATGTGCTGATTGCCCAACGGGACAAAAAACTCCGTAGCCGCGATGACGCTATCAAGGTACTTGCAGCGGTTGGGTTAGAGCAGTATGCAGATAAATGGCCGTCTCAGCTATCAGGTGGTATGCAACAGCGCCTTGCGTTGGCGAGAACACTGTATGTCAAGCCGAAATACCTACTTATGGATGAACCATTATCCGCTTTGGACGACAAAACCCGTAGCAAAATGCAGCGTTTGATTTTGGATGTCCATGCTGAGACAGGCAACACAATCATTATGGTAACGCACAGCCAGGACGAGGCGTTCAAAATGTGCGATAAAATAATCAAATTTGAAACGAGAGGAGCTGTAACAAACCATGGCAGGTTTATTTGAACGCATGGGACTGGTTCGTACCGAATACGAAGGTATGCCTGAAACCCCTATGCAACCCGTATCCGAGCCTATGTACGCGCCTGAGACGCCGGTAATTGACGCTACTCAGGTGTCCTATGATGATGTGATCGCATCCATCTATCAGCAGGGCGATATCGACGACGAGAACTCGATCTTCAAGATCAAAGCGTATATCGACATTCTGCCCCAGGATATGACTAAGGCCAAGAAACAGGCGTCCATCGCCGGCATTCTCAGCGTCAACGGAATCAATGTGGATGATCTCATTGAGGACGGTCTGAAACGTGGTCGCGCCTTGGATGCTGCCGAGGATAGTATCAGGGCGGAAAACGATGCGCTGATCGCTGAGACCGAGGCGGATATCGAACATCTGAAGTCCCTGATCGAGCAGGCGGAAGCCAGAATTGAGGACTCCAAGCAAAAGACCTCTGATTCCAGCGCCGCCATCCAGAAGGAAAAAGAAGCTATCAGTCAACTCTTGGAGTTTGCGAACGGCGTTGCCGGTAAGGAAGGAGCACAGTAATGGGCATTGTGATTGGAGCGGTAGCGGTTGTATTTGTGCTCGCCCTGATCATCTTCCCCGGTGTCCGGGGTAAGCTGAAAGTCCTCGTTGGAGGGTTCCTCAACATCTTCGTGGAGGATATCGCCAAGACACCCGAGGGTGCAAAGGCTGTTTTCCAGCAAGCCATTGAGGAAGTGCAGGAGCGTTACAACAAGGCTGGTGACACCCTGAATCGGTTTGTGGGCGAGCAATCCTCCGTCCAGAAGAACCTCAACAAGCTATATGGAGAACTGAAGGACGTTGAATCAAAGTGTGAGTCTTTGGTCAGATCTGGCAATATGGCCGATGCTGCCATTTTTTCAACCAGGCGTGAGGAAATCCTGTTTGAAATCTCCCAGAAAGAGGGATACCTGCGAGAGATTGAACCTATGGTAAAAGAGGCTCAGACCGTTTATGAAGCGTACGACAAGAAGCTCCGCGAGCTGAAAAAGCAGAGCCGTATGACTGTCGAGGAAATGAAACTCCGTGGCAACATGAAGGATCTCTTGGGCGATCTGGACGAGCTGCGCCGGGACTCTGCCACTGATAAGCTCTTGGGCAGTGTCCGGGACGGAGCGGAGGATCTTCGCAAAGAGGTTGATGGTGCGATTGTCGTTCACGCAAGCCGTACCACCACCAAAATGTCAATGGCTGAGAAAAATGCGGCGAAAGCTCAGTCGGATGCTTACCTGCAGTCTCTCGCCACAAAGTATAACGGGAAGCCGGCTATTCAGGCTCCACGGTCTGGCGTCACCTTCGACGCTCCTAAATCCAAAGTGAAAGAGGAAAGGAAGTAATTTACCATGAAGAGAATGAAACTCACTACCGCTGGCCGTGTGGTGATCTTCGTCATCGTGCTGGCGCTCCTCGCTGGTATCGGCGGCTTCGGCTACAACTACTACAAGAACAACATCGCAGACGACAAACCCATCAGTTCGGGCACCCAGTCTGGCAGCACGTCCCAGAAGCCCACGACAAAGCCCTCCGCCAGCAAGACGGACACCTCTGATCCCGTGATTAACCTGTCTCTGGATGAGTGGGTGGGCTGGAAGCCTATTATCGACGCTAACCAAGGCTTGACCACGCAGCCTGGTTCAATTTTCGACCAGCTGGGTATTAAGGTCAACATCAATATCATCAATGACGCAACTGCCAGCAGCAACGCTTTGATTACCGGAGAGTTGAATGCTGCGGGTTATACCACCAACCGTACCGCGTTCCTGTCTGGTAAGTTCCAGGAGGCCGGATTGGATGTGGTTATGCCGGTATTCACCAACTACTCCGCTGGTGGCGACGGCATTATTGCTAAGTCCGGTATCAACACCGTAAATGATCTGCTGGGCAAGAAGATCGGCGTTCCCAGATTCAGCGAAGCCCAGACACTTGTGGCATGGTTTGTTAATAAGAGTGACCTGTCCGATGCTGACAAGCAGTCTATCATTGATAATATGATCCTCTTTGACGATGCGTCTGAGACGGGCGAGGCGTTCTTCGCCGGCCAGCTGGATGTGGCAGCGACTTGGCAGCCTTACCTGTCCTATGCAACCGAAAACGGTGATGCGCACATCATGTTCTCTACCACAGCCTCTAAGAGCCTGATTATGGACGGTATCGTATTCCGTTCCGACTTTGCCCAGGCACACCCCGACGTTGTGACCGCCTTTATTGATGGTATCTTCCAGGCCAACGCAATGTATACCACTGAGTTTGACTACATCCGTTCTGTTATGCCTATGTTCGCCGGCGTTTCCGACGAGGAGATTAAGGCTCAGTGCGGCGATGCCGAAATGATGGGCTACGCCGAGAATAAGGAAGTGCTGGACTCCACTGCTCCTTCTGTCTACTTCGATATGTGTGATATCTGGGAGTCTTTGGGTGAGACGGTCAATCGCAAGGTGGCTATGACACTCTTTGATAACCAGTATCTGCTCCCTCTGGCAAACAAGTATTCTTCTACCTCTACCTCTACCAGCAAGCCCGTTGAGCTGACCGAGGAGCAGAAGCAGGAAATCGTCAATTATGAGGCGCTGCTGACCAAATCCATGACCGTTGAGTTTGTGGCTGATACCGCTCAGTTCAAGAACCCCGAAGAGGCATACGCCATCATGGATGAGTTCGTTTCTATCGCCAATACTCTGGATGGCGCGATTATCCAGGTGGAGGGCAATATCAATGCCCGCAACTACTCCGACTCTGGACAGGCGCTGTCTGCTGAACGTGCAAAGGCTGTCGCCAAGTATTTCATCGCTTGCGGTATTGATCCGAACCGTCTGATTACGGTCGGCAATGGCAACACGAAGATGGTTGCAGATCCCGGTTCTGCCGATGCCTACCTGAACCGTAGAACCGACGTGTTCTTCAAAATCATCGAAGAGTAATCCTGCGCCTTACGAGGAGGGGCGTTATCCCCTCCTCGGGGCACCAACATAATAAAGGAGTGGTCAATATGGATGTAGTGAATGTAGAAATCGCAAATTTGGACGATCTGAAAAAACGGTTCGTTGAAATTTGCGCTACTATCAATCGTCCGGGTATGGAAGACCTGATGGCGTGGTTGGAACGTTCTGACTTCTATACTGCGCCGGCAAGCACGCGCTTCCACGGCAACTATACTGGCGGGCTGCTGGAGCATAGCCTCAATGTGTATGACAAGCTCTCTGGGTTTGTGGCTCGCTATCCTGAACTGGAGATCTCACCGGAGACGGTGGCGGTCACTGCGTTGTTCCACGATCTGACGAAGGTGAACTACTACACCGTCAGCTCTCGGAACGTCAAGGATGATGTTACGGGCACATGGCATAAGGAGCCGTTCTACAAAACGGAAGATCGTCTCCCGCTTGGTCATGGCGAGAAATCTGTCATCATCCTGCAGAGCTTCATCAAGCTCACACGTGACGAAATTGTTGCAATCCGCTGGCATATGGGCAGCTTTGATTGTGCAGTCAAAGGCGGGGATTACGGTATGGGCAATGCTTTTGAAACTTACCCGCTGGCAGTCATGACGCATTTGGCTGATATGGAGGCTACCTATCTTGTCGAGGGTTTAGCAACAAAGTAAATCAACGGAGGCTAACATGGAAAAAAGCGTTTTTCAAATTCTGAACGAGTACGACATCACGGAGCACCTCAAGAAGAAGGATAGGATCATCTACCTGCCTTGGTCTAAGGCATGGATGATCGTGAAATCCCTCTTCCCCAGTGCCAAGTTTACCATCAACAAGGCCGCTGACGGCTGCATTTACCATACGGACGGAAAAACCGCCTGGGTAGAGGTATCTATCACCATCAACGACCAGACTGAAACGGAGTCTCTGGCTGTTATGGATTTCCGTAACAAGTCTATTCCCATCGACACGATCACCTCTGCCGATGCAGAGAAGTCTATCAAGCGCTGCTTGGTCAAGTGTGCTGCTCTGCACGGCCTGGGTCTGTCTCTTTGGACGGGTGAGGAGCTGTCCAGCGCCGCCCGCAAGAAGAAGGAAGACGATCTGGACGATGTGAAACAGGAGATCCTGAGCGTTGTTGCCGGGAAGCTGGAAGCCGGTGTGTCCAAAGACATCATCTACAAGGCTATCGAAAGTGTTGCCGGTGTGAAGAACCCCAACGCTATCAAGGATATCGCAACGGCTCAGAAAGTCGTTGAGCAGATCAAGAAACTGGAGGTAAAGCACAATGCTTAATAAGGTAATCATCATGGGTCGTCTTACCCGCGATCCTGAGATCAAGAAGGTAAACAATGACATCTCCGTGTGCAGCTTTTCTATCGCCTGCGACCGCGACATCGTGAACAAGCAGAACAATGAGCGCGAGACGGACTTCTTCGATGTGACTGCGTGGCGCTCTACGGCGGATTTCGTTGGCAAGTATTTTGGCAAGGGGCGCATGATCGTTGTTGTCGGTCGGCTGCAGAAGCGCAACTACACCGATAAGGACGGCAACAAGCGTTCTGCCGTAGACATCATTGCCGAGAACGTCTATTTCGGCGATTCCAAGAAGGACGGCGAGACTTCTGACAACGCCTCTGCCCCCACCACCGGATATGCTACCGCTCCTTCTCAGAACAGCGACTTCGCAAATGTCGGTGAGGAAGATGGAGAGCTGCCCTTCTGATGGATAATTCTTTTCTCCTGGACGCTATGGACTGGTCATACTCCCGCGTTAGCAGTTTTGATCAGTGCCCGCGTATGTTCGACCTTACTTACCTCCGGTGCATGGATCGCGTGGACAACGCTTTTGCTCAATGGGGTTCACTGGCGCACTCGCTTTTAGAGCGATATTTCCGTCAACAGGTCGAGCTGTGGGATTTATCCGGCCTCTATGAGAAGGAATACGCAAGAGCAGTTACAGAACGGTTCCCATTTCCCCGGCTGGAAGACAGCTACTATGAGCGCGGTATGGAATACTTCGATAATTTCGGTGGACAACTGGGAGACGAAGGAGAAGTGCTTGCGGTCGAAGACCGGTATACCTCCATACTGGGCGGCAGACCGGTGGTGGGTGTCATAGACCTGGTGCCTCGTAATAGGTCTGGGCTGATCGTTTGCGATCACAAAAGCCGGGGCAAATGGAAATCCAGAGAGGAACGCCGCAAATATCTCCGCCAACTGAACTTGTATGCAGTACGGGTCAAAGAGGTCTACGGTGAGTGGCCGCGTGAACTTTGGTTCAACAAGTTCCGCGAAGGTATCTTGGACAGAGAGCCATTCAACATCGTAACTGCTCAGGAGGACATAGACTGGTTCCTGCGTTCCATTGACGACATCTATAAGGCAAGGAATTTTCCTGCCAAACCTGACCGTTTCTTTTGTGACTACCTATGTTCTGTGCGTGAGCATTGCGAACATTCCAGCCAATATGTTACGGAGGAATATAAGTGATGGAAAAGATCAAGGTAATTTTCCTCGACGTTGATGGTGTGCTCAACAGTGATCGTACAGTCCGCAAAACCCAAAGCGGCTATACGTTTGTTGACAACAGGCAAATGAAGAACCTGAAGCACATCATTAACATGACAGGAGCTAAGGTCGTTCTTTCCAGTGATTGGAGATACGACCGAGATGACCCGAGATACAACGGAGACTATCTGGAGCTGGAAGCAGAGCTGTTGAAATACGGGGTTCGTCTTTATGGCTTTACACCGGAGCTGCCATCCTGTCACAGAGGTATGGAAATTGACTGCTGGTTAAAAGAACATAGCGAGGTCGGAGACTTCGTAATTCTGGACGACCGGACAGATATCGAGCCGAACAAAGATCACTGGGTTCAGACGGTAATGCGTCGGGGACTCGGTGTTGAGGAGGCCGAGAGTGCTATCCGTATCTTGAACGGCAAATGAAAGACGGATTTTATTCGGATAAGACCCGTCCACATGAAGTGGGCGGGCTTACCGAAGAACTGAGGTGATTTTACCCGTGCAGATTGATAGAGAAACAATTTTGCAGGCCAAAGAAAAGCTCGGAGACCGTAACGCTCAAATCATCGTCGAAGAGCTGGGGATTACCGATTTCGATGAGAAAAACATGAAGTGTTGCTGCCCCTTCCATCAGGAGGATCACGCTTCCTTCATTTACAACAAGAAAGCATTCAACTTTCGTTGTTTCGGTAGTTGTGGCCGTAGCTACGACATTCTGGACGTTTTCATGTATAAAGGCGCAACTTATGCCGAAGCCTGCAGGAAACTTTTCGAGCTTGCTGAAATGCCCTACTCTTTCGGAGAGCTGGGTGTGAAAACCAAACGGCATTATAGGTATCCCCATGAGGTTCCCTGCACTGATAAGTCCAAAGTGTACGCATATTTCGAGCAACGTAAGATCAGTCGTGAGACGCTGGATGCTCTCGATGTGCGGCAGGACTCCGAGGGAAACGCAGTATTCAACTACTACGACACAAACGACGTGTTGACGATGGTGAAATACAAACCGTCGCATAAAGTCCAGCATGGTCAAGCAAAATGCTGGTGCCAGCAAAACTCTGATACGGCTCCATTGCTGTTCAACATGAACCGTATCAACGTTAATTCTCCCCTTCTGATTTGTGAGGGCGAGCCGGATTGCCTTAGTGCGATTGAGGCAGGATTCAAAAATGCTGTTTCTGTCCCTCTGGGCAGTTCAAACCTCCACTGGATCGACGAAAACCTGGAATGGCTCGATCAGTTTGACAGCATTATCATTTGCGCCGACAACGATGATGCCGGCGTGAAAATGCAGAAAGAGTGCGTTCCTCGGCTGGGTAGCTGGCGAACAAAGGTTGTAGATATCCCGGCAATCCCCATTGGAAATACTGGGCGGGTAACAAAAGACCTGAATGAGATCCTTTACGTCTGCGGGAAAGACAAGGTGTTAGAGCTGATTTTGGACGCTAAGGACTCTCCTGTTCCTTCCGTAGTTGATCTTTCCGATGTTGAACCGACCGAGTATGAGGATGTTGACGGTGTGACTACCGGGCTGAAAGCCATTGATGATGAGCTGATGCGGCTCTTTTTTGGAACGCTTACTATCGTGAGTGGTCAACCCGGATCTGGTAAGAGCAGTCTTCTTACTCAGCTCGCGTGTAACTCTCTCGATAATGACATCGGTACATGGCTTTTCAGTGGAGAACTTCCCAACGGTGTAGAAAAGTCTTGGTTCAACTACATTTTCGCCGGCCCCCGCAATATCTCAGATGCGATCTCTCGTCGGGGTAATCCTTACAAGAAGATTTCCACGACGACGCTTGCCGAGATCAACAAGACCTATAAAGGGCGTTGGCATATCTATCGTGACGACTACGACAACATACTGGATAAGCTCATCGACTCTATGACGGATACCGTGCGAAAACACGGTGCCCGTTGCCTGATCCTCGATAACTTCATGTGTATTGACACTGAAACCAGCGAAGAGGAGCTGCGTTCTCAGACAGATACGATTAAGAAGCTCATTGAGTTTGCTAAGAAATATCAAGTAGCTGTAATTCTTGTTTGTCACCCTCGAAAGATGGACGCCGGAACCAATGTAGGTATCTATGATATCGCTGGAACCAGCAACATCGTGAACCTGGCACATCGGACTATTGGCCTGCGGCGAGTGACGGATGCGGAGCGTGAGAACGCTGCAAAATATTCTGAGAAGCGCCGCCAGTTGCTCAAATACGATGTGATCGTAACTATCGTCAAAGACCGTATGTTTGGCCGGCAGAATATCGACGTTGGCCTCTATTACGATCCCGCCTCCCGCCGCTTCTTCGGCGTACAATGTGCCGAAACGCTCCCGGAGGGTCGTGTACCCCACCGAGGAATAAAAGCGGATGATTCCTTCCAGCGCCCACAGATAGTCCAGCTTCTTCATGGAGAATCGGCTCTGGGTGGTACTGCCGGGATTGGTGCGGTAAAAATACAGGCTGTGAGGAATGCTCGCAATGGTTTTCGCCCCGTAAATCCAGTGACACACAGCCTCGTTGTCCTCGTATACCCGCCCGGGGCAGAACAGATAGGACTGAACCAGTTCCCGGCGAACCAGCTTGGCACATGCCACCCATCCGGGGTATTTTCCCGCATCAAACAGCGCCGTCAAGGGTTCTTCCTCCATGGAAAGCCGCTCCCAGCTGACCTCCACCGGCGCGGAAAAGTCCTCCGGAATTTCCGGCGCTTCCAGCATCCGGCACATGCTCATAGCCGCGCCGCTCTCTGCGGCGGCCTGCCGCAGGCGTTCCAGCACATGCGGATGCGCGGCGGCGGCGC